ATAATATCCATTAAATTAGCTACTAAATAAACATCTTCTCTAGCTTCTGATAAAGCTAATAACTTTTCTAGTTTTGTAATAATTTCTTGCTTGTTCATAGTGTTTGTTTTTAAATTATATACAAATATAAAACTTCTATTTTAACTACAAAACTTTTTAACAAATATTTAACAAAAAAAAGGAAGCTATTTGCTTCCCTTAATTTGTGCTATACAAATACTGTATCGTTGATCTTTATCTGGGTATTCTTCTACCATTATATCGTCAATCATACATCTTTGTATAAATTCATTTTCTTTTTCTTCTGGTTGTGGTGTTGGTATTGGCATAGTATAAATTATTTATTGTTTTCAATCCATTCAGCTTGTAATCTTTCGTAGTGGTCTATTTCTCTTTCTAAGTAATCTAAAGCTTTTCTTAGATCCTGTAGTTCGTTATCTTTCTTTCCAGCTCTAGCTAAGTATTTAATTATATTACCTCTATTGAAATTTAAGTTATAATCTTTAATAAAATCTATTACATCATAACCTTTGTTATTTTCGTAATGTAACTGTGTTGCTCTCATATCTACTTGTGCCATTATTCTATTCTTAAAAATTCAGATTCAGCGTATTCTAAAAACCATTCTTTGTTAGTTTCGTACTTTTCTATAATAGCTTCTAACATTACTAATTCATCAATAGTTTTAGTTGCTAGTTTGTGTACTAAACTTTCTATTTTTCTTTCTATGTTTAAAAGCATTTCAGGTTCTGATTTATGCATCTTAACATATTCTTCACTTACAATATGCTCTAAGTCCTTGTTTAAGCTGTTAATTCTATTCTTTAAACTTTGTCTATATTGTGTAGTTGTTTTTAAATTATCATTAGCTTCTAAAAGTAGTTGCCCTAAGATAATTGATTTTAAATATTCTAGTTGTATTATATTCATATTTCTTTTAAAATGTTTTCAGGTTGTATTTTTAAATAAGTTACTTCTTTTGCTACTTTGTATCGTAAACTAAAGTGTGTAGAAGCAGGGTTTTTGTTGTTAGTTTCCCAATCAGGTTTTACCATTAGTAAATTCCAAAAGTAAACACCCCTTGGAGTAGAATTAACATAAATAGGAATATCTAAATGCTTTTCACATTCTACTAACATAGCATCATATTTCTTCTTTTCTAAAAGCATATTATCGTAGTGTGCAGTTCTACACTTCAATTCTATTCTGTGTTTGAATTGTGGTGAATAGCAATCCCATCGGCTCATTTGGTTTTTAGATTTAACCAAGTCCTTATAGATATTTTCTTTTAGCCAAAGAAATAGATCTTGTTCGTTCCAGTTATGCATCCTGTTGAGTTTCGTAAACTTTTCTTAAATCGTTCAAGGTATCCCTCCAGCAACTAGCACAGTTACTATCCTGTATTACTTCATTAAATACAGCTTTATAAATATCTTTAATTCTCCATTGTTCTTTTGGTGTTAAAGTTTCTTTTTTAAACTGAAAGTAAGGTAGTAAAAATTCTATATCTTCATCGTTTAAGCAGTTTGGTTTTCTGTAGCTCCAAATCTTATTTAGAAATTCTTTTCTTGCACTACATCCACAATCTATTCCTGTAGCGTTTGATACAGCATCTACTACTGCTTTAATTCCTGTAGCAGTTGTTATTTGCTCTACAGTATCTCCTAATCCTTTTGGTTTTCTTTTTGCCATAATTTATAGTTTTAAGTTATCGTAATCTTCTTTTAATAATTCTTTTAATTTTTCTTTATGTTTTTTTAGTGAGTGGAATATACTTACAAAGCTTATTCCTGTTTCTTTTGCAAGTCCTCTAATGCTAATATTAGAATCTCTATAAATAGAAAATAGTTTTTTATCGTACCAATCCCAGTTGTTTACTTCAGATTCTGCTTTAGTTCTAAATTCGTTCCAATCTAACTCTTTTTCTAAATCAAAGTCATCTACCATATTGTAAATTTCTTCATTTAATTCGCATTTAGTTATTCGTTTTTTTACATTGTAAATTTGAAAATGTATGTTTCTAATAATAATAAAGCAATAACCTCTATTTAATTTACCATTAGTAAACATTTGTTCTTCTGTTACTTTATATTTATGTAACAAAAGATAAAATTCTTGTACAATATCTTCTGCAAATTCTGAGTCAAATACTGAAGCTAATTCAACTAAGTAATCTTGGTACTCTGCAACTTTTTCTAAGATTCCCATAAAATATTAATTGATAAAATACCTAGCAACACCTGTATAGTGTGGTAATTTTCTTCTTCTTGTTGATCTACATCGTATAAACAACCTATCATAAAGCCGTGTATAATTGCAAATTGTAACTCTTTACCTGAGTAAACTGCCCAAGTTATTAGAGTAAATATTAATAAACTAATAAGCAATATCATAATTGAAAAGTTTAGCTTTTATTTTACCTATTTTTATTTCTTTTAAAGCAGGTTTAACCTGTATGTTAATTTCTATGTTAGTTAATTCATTATCTTGCTTTAAAATCGTTTTAAATGCTTCTTCAATAACTGCGAAATCTAAGCTATCTTCTGCATTAATTAACTCCTCTATCATTTGTAGCTTAAAAGTTACATTTTTAAAGTAGGTTAATAGTTCAGCATTATCAGAGTGATAAACTAACATTCTGCTAGTGCTTAATTGCAAATCGTTTAAATGATTTTTAATTGTTATTTTTTCCATTAGAATAATTTTTGTTGATTTTTATAATTATTTATTCTTTGAATTGATTTATTATAGTTATCTATATTTAATTCACTACCAATCCAATTTAGATTATTTTTTTCACAAACAATAGCTGTAGTTCCACTTCCCATAAAACTATCATAAATTAAATAATCTTTTTTACTTGCTACTTTTAATATCCTTTCAACTAATGCTTCAGGCATTTGTGTTGGATGTATCCTTTCATTTTTTGGTATATTATGTGGTATATTCCAAACTGAGCTTAATGGATCGTGTAAACCACAATTTTCATTTAAATATATATCATCAGTTTTAGATAAATGATAAATTATTTCATAATCTAAATGAAATCTTTTATTTGTGCTATCAAAACTTCCGCTATATTTCCAAATAATATAACTTTTAAATTTAAGTTTTCCAAAACTTTCTAAAAATTCAATCCAGTGTGGAGTTCTTAAAGTTTTATCTGAAGTTTTACTTTTAATATTAAAAAATATTTGACCTGTTGGCTTTAATATTCTATAATATTCATCAAATAATTTAGATAAATAATCTGAGTAAAATTTTAAAAATAAAATATCTTTACTTTTTGCACCATAACCAGCACCGCTTATATCTTCATAAGGTGGAGATGTAATAATTAAATCTACAAAATCATTTGGCATATTTGCCATAGTAGTTAAATTATCTTCATTATATATCTTATTTATTTCCATAGTTCAAATGTATAAATTAATTTTTAATAAGTAGATAACTATTATAAATAATGTTTTGGATAAGGTTTTTCTTCTAATAAGCATTTCTTTTTTTCTCTCTGATCTAAAAATTTAATATATCTAAATTGTCTTAAACTTTCGCTTATAGCACTTTCTTTATTTTCTTGTAAATATTTTGCCGATTTTGATAATTTAGGATTTCTAGTCATTAAACTATTATGATAAATTTCTCCTTTTAAAGTCCAAAATAAACTATTATGTTCACCATAATAAGAAAAACTACAAGCTTGGTAAACAATTCCAAAACCACCACATCTTTCATCAGCAAAACTTTGTATCCATTTTATTTTAGGATATTTTTTTTTAATATATGAAATTGACATTGATATAGTTTGACTTTCTGGGTATTTAACTTTAATATCATCACTTAACCACATTCTATTTAATTCTAAATATTCATCTATTTTAGTTTCTTTAACTACACTTGCACAACTTGCTGGATTCATAGCGTAACCATATTGTAAAACTCCTTTTAAAATATCATCTTCAAATAAACCAATATGTATATAAGTTGCGTTATAAAATTTTTTTGAATAATGATTTTTAATTATTATTTCATTAGCTAATTTTCTATCAATTTCCTTAATATAAAAATTTTCACTACCAAAACCTATACATTTAGGATTTCCCCATAATGAA